TAATCCGGCAACTGGAGATAAATCAATTGTCATATAAATTCTGCGTTAATTAATAAAATGGCAAATAAGTGGCTTGTTCACATCAAGAAGACGATGAAGAAGATGAAGGCCACGGGCAAGTATGTTGCAGGTAAGGGTCTCAAGCAAGTAATTATGGCTGCCAAGAAGACATGGCACAAGGCTAAGAAGGGTGGAGCTGATTCTGATTCTGACGAGGAGAAGCCTATGAAGGGCGGTGCTGATGATATGGAGGATGTTCCGCTATCTCCTGCTGCTGCTCCTCCTGCTGCAAAAGAAACAACTGGAACACAGTTTACTGACCCTGCCACAGGTGACGGAGTTCTAGGTGGTCGTCATCGTAAGACACGCCGCCGTCGTCGCCATAGCCGTCGTCGTTAGAAAAAATGAGTATAACTAACATATAAAGACAAATGGGTGGAGGACTTCTTCAATTAGTTGCTTATGGAGCCCAGGATGCATATATTTCAGGGAACCCGCAGATTACCTTCTGGAAGGGTCTTTTCAAGCGCCACACCAACTTTGCGATGGAGCCTTTTCGCATCAACTTCTCTGGTCAGGTTCAGTGGGGTACTAAGCAGACCGCCCTTGTAGGCCGCCATGCTGACTTACTATACTCAACCTATGTAGAAGTTGTTCTTCCTAAGCAGACAACAGTGATTCTTGATAATGTTGCACATCTTACAGATTACTACTGGAACAATGACCAGGGTGCACTTGGTTTCAACTTAATTAAGTATGCAGAGCTTGATATTGGTGGCCAGGTTGTTGACAGACAGTATGGTGAGTTTCTCTTTCTTTGGACGCAGCTAACATCAGAGAAGAATACTCTAGATAAAGCGATTGACCTTCTATCTGGACCGTGCGTAACTAAGAATGGTGCTTCTACACTAACGTATGGTTCTGGTTGCGCCCAAGACGGTCGTCAGCAGCAACCCAACGTTCTCTACATTCCCCTCTACTTCTTCTTTACTCGCAATCCTGGTGCTGCTCTTCCCCTAATTGCCCTTCAGTACCATGAGGTAAAGATTAACATTCTTTGGAATGAGCCCCAACTAATTGCAGGTAACTTTACTGGTACATTAAACGGAGTTCAGCCTGCTATTTCAAATCTTCCTCAGGCTGTACAAGCTGCACTATACATTGACTACATCTACCTAGACACGGAAGAGCGTCGTCGTATGGCGCAGGCTAGCCACGAATACCTAATTGAGCAGACCCAGTTCAACGAAGATAAGGGTATTGTAGGAGCTAATAACCGCATTGACTTAACCTTTAACCACCCCGTAAAGGAACTCATCTGGGTTGTACAGCCTTCATACTACACTGACTGCCGTCTAGCTGCAGGCATAGATGTATCAACTGCAACAAGTGTTAGTGCAGTACGAGTATATTCCCCCGATGGCAATGCAAGCGATGAAGGAAAATTGAATATCACATACCAATATGGCGTAGTTACAAGTGCATTGGTAGCTTCAGCAGGCGCTAACTATGGTGTAGATGAGGAGTTGATTGTATCTGGAAATCTGCTACCTGGTGGCAAGTCACCTGCGAATGACTTAACATTTGTAGCAACTTCAGTCACTGGTAGTGGCGGGCTTACATTCGTAAGTTTCGTTCGTGGAACAGCACCTGTAGCAACCAATACTCGCCTAAGACCGTTTACGTATGACCATGGGCTAGTGTTTGAGCAGTGGCTACAGATTAACGGCCAGGACCGCCTAGACCGTCGTTATGGTGATTACTTCAATCGCGTGCAGCCTTTCCAGCACCACTCTGGTAACATTACTGCAAGCCCTGGTGCGTACATGTATTCATTTGCTCTTCGTCCGGAGGAGCACCAGCCTTCTGGTACATGCAACTTCTCACGGATTGATACAGCAACAATCGTAATGAACATGGCAGGTGTCTCAGGAAATACAATTGGCGATGCTCAACAGGATGGTACACCTGGAAACCCTGATATCAGACTCAGCCCTGACTTTGCCAACTGGAATGTGCGTGTGTATGCCGTGAACTACAACGTTCTCCGTGTAATGTCTGGTATGGGTGGCCTTGCGTACAGCAATTAAACTTTAGTATAAATAAATGCAAGTTATGCTAATTATTGGTATCTTGTTCTTTGTAACAATGGTTGTTCTTTATGCAACAAAGCAGACAGGAGCTGCAACCATATTTATGGCTGTAGGTCTTGTATTAGCAGCAATTGTTTTCTACCTCTTACCCGCTAGATTCTTTTAGTTTCTTAAGTTTTTCTAGATATAGAATACCATCCATAAGTTCTTCTTGAGCATGCTGAATCCACTGCAAGAATGACAAGTCATTTCTATCAAGAGTTGTACCATATTTAATCTGACCAATTTCAGCTCTTTTTTGAAACGCAGATATGACGGAGGCAACTACCGAGTCATATTTGGGCTCCATTTGAAATATCTACTATAACAATATATAAATCACATGGAGAAGCTGTATTATGGTTATGCGTATATTCTCATGGTTATAGGATTCTGGCTAAGTTCGAGTAGACGTAGCAAAAACGTTGGAGAAATTTGTTCTCATTTTTCAATTTCACTATTCTTTTTCTTAAGTATTATGGATAAAAGTTCAACCGCACAAGACATATATATTAAAATGTTTTGTGTTTTCTTGTCCACACTAGTCTTATATTATATATTGCGTAATGAAAAACCTGTTTGGTGGGAAGGTTATAGTATACAAGCTCTTGAACTTTTAGTTGCATCTATAATAAGTTTCTTGCATATAAATAAATGACATACGTTATTATTGGAGTTTTGATGGTAGTTGTATCGTTATTTGCTGGTAGTTTTCTACCTGGATTTTTTATTCCCATTCTTCGTTATGGTGGAGCTGCTTTAGCTGTGTATGGGGTTTTTACCAGCTCATGAGAATATCATCCATTCTACATTGGCCATCCTTTTGGTCTTTCTTATCCTCTTGTTCTACTAGAGCATTGGCATGTGCAAGTTCTGAGTTGAATAGGTCATGTTCTTCGTGTCCTTCGGGCATACGAGATTCATCCACTAGAATATCAACAAATCCAGTACCACATGGGGGCTTCTGACCAAACATGATGTTTGCTGAGACGCCACGCATAGAATCAAACTCACCAGATACTGCTGCATCGAATAGAATTTTGGAAGTCATCTCAAATGAGGATTTAGCTAGAACACCATTTTCTAGTTTATTCATTCCAAATCGGTCAATTGCAATTAGGTAGCCATGATAAGTCATAGCATCAACAAGCAAGCATGGGTGACGATAGTTAATTGATTCAGCACCAAATACATCCATGAGTTCTTCATAAAGAGCCATGCGTGCAGCTTCAATGCCAAACACATCTAGAACTTCATGAATATCATTTGAGAATGTACGAGTTGGGTCAACGTTCTGGAATACGAGAAGGTCTAGAAGGTTGGTTCCTTCAGAGTCTAGGACCCATTGGTTCACAGGAGCATATCCACCAATGCGTTCATCAAAGACAAGCTCATCTTTCTTCTCGCGAGGGAATACACGGCCAATACCATCGATACCAGTTAGTGTTGTATCTAGTAGCTTATCTTCAATGAATCGCAAGGATAGAGCATTCTTTGCAACATCATTTCCAAATGTGATACGCATAATAAGCTTGCCATCTACATTTGCATCGGAATGTACACAATCAAATACTCGTAGAATCTTGTTGCTCTCAATCTTCGTACGAATGTTTGTCATATCAATATTATCGCGTACTGCCATTTGAGTTGGGTCTAGCTCTAGACGAATTATCCAAGGCGATACACATGTTTGGCCATGTGAGATGCTAAACTTTTCATAGGATAGTAGAATGTCGCGGTCTTCTTGTACAATTGTATTTGATGAGAGAGGATTGGGGTCATAGTAGATTCGTACGGACTTGGTGATGTCTCGTAGAGTTGTCTTTTGGATTTCTTTCATGCTTGAAATCGACCCTTGGTGGTCTGAGCGATTTGGCATGAGGTAGATAATGTTTGAAGGGTTCTTAGGATTTTGTGAGACTGATAGAAGCTCTTGAATACGAGGAACACCTTGAGTTGCATTAGCCTTTGCAGTACCAGCCTTGTGGAAGGTGTTCAATGTTAGCTGGGTGGTTGGCTCACCAATTGACTGAGCTGCCAATGGACCAACCATTTCTCCAGGATGAACAAGTGCTTTCTTGTATTTGTATTTGATATCTCGGATTAGCTCATCAAATAGTGCAACTGTGAATCGGTGTAGAATGACAGACTTCTTGGGAGCAAGATTGTAACGAACCAAGCAATGGAATAGAGCATTATCTGCCATATAAGAAGAGCTGCACAACTTTTCTAGTTCATCAACTACATATTCTGGGGTCAGGTCTGTTTTTAGAAGATAAGGATTACGGTACTTCTCAATAAGACGTTGTAGGTGAACGGGTGCACGAACTTCAGTCTTGTTTATGTGACGAACAACACGCGTTACAAACATTTCGCGGTCATTGAGAATTTGGTCTACCATATCATTCGGCGATTCACCAGTGTTAATCGATACAGCTTTGAAATCCTCTTTTGTTGCTGCAAAGTTAGCATAGATTTGTTCCATGCTTAGGATAGCAAGTTCACACTCTTGCTTTTCAATCCCAGTAGCATCAATTCCATCTTCTCCATACAGAAACTGAACAATTGAGCCGTTAATATCACGAACAGTACCATCTTGTTCTACGTGAATATCTTCCATCAGTTTTACTAGGCGGCGCTGGATATAGCCCGTATCTGAAGTCTTCACTGCAGTATCAATCAGACCTTCGCGTCCACCCATGGCGTGAAAGAAGAACTCTGCAGGTCGGATACCTGAAATGAACGAGTTCTCAACAAATCCACGAGATTCTAGTCCATCATCATATTTGGGAAAATGAGGAAGTGTGCGGCTGTCCATAGAATACTTGATGCGCTTTCCATCAACGTATTGCTGTCCTAGAAACCCAACCATCTGAGTAATATTCACTGCTACATCGCCCTTTGAGCCTGCACCCTTTTCCTTTGACATGATAATCATTCGGTTTGTGGATGATAGGTTTTCGCCTACTGCCTCACTACCCTTGCTTGTCATCTCACCAATGGCACTATTGATGTTATTCTCAAGCTCTTCACCATCCGCACGCCCATTGATGTTCAGAAATCTGCCTGCATGAACGCTTGACATCACATCTGAAATCTTTTGTTTGCTAACTTTTACAGCTTCTTCAATTGCACTATATGTTTCAATAGTTGCAATCAAATCTGAAGGACCAGTTGAAAACCCAGAAAACAGATTGTACTTGGTTACAATGTTCTGCAAAGAGTTAATAAACTCACCACAACGTTCAGGACCAAACTCATTGTAGATTGCATGAACAATACCTTTGCTTGGTTTCTTGAGTGCACCATCATTTAGAACACCCTTTACAAGTTTCCCGTTTTCTAGTTTGATGTTTCCATTAAACGTCATTAGAGGAAATGCGTGAGATACTACATCTGTTCCAGACATAGGCAAGTCCATACGCTTAAACTCACCGATAGAACGTGTACTACGTGCTAGAATGTTCATAGCAATATGTTCGGGAATAGTAACATCTGGTTGAGAGATACGGTAAGCGCCTGTAAGAGTATCTTGGAACACAGAGATGATGGGCTCGCATGTTCGTGGTGAAACAATCTGACGAAGTAGTGTTGCAATTACTCGTAGCTCAGTTGCCGAAGCAATGCTTTGAGGAACGTGCATGTTCA